GTTGTAATAAAAGTTCCGTCCTCGTTGGGTTCTTGTCCTTTTATGATGTTAAGTTCGTCTAGTAATATTTGTGTTGTGAATGGTTTGTTTGTTCTTGGGTCAGTTGCAGTAACATTCATTTCGGGACCAAATGAAGTGTTTCTTAAGAACACCAAGATAGCTTCAACGTCACCTTCCATCAAGTCTTCTATTTTAACGTCAGGTTCGTATATCTTCGCCCTCAAAAGATTCATCGTCAAATCAGCACCTCCACCCATCAGAATATTTTCATCTGATGCAGTTAGGTATCCCACCTTGATTGTTTTTCTTTTATTCTTATAGAACATACCTTGTGATGGTAGGGGTACTACATCGTGTGGTAATGTTAAGTTCTGTTGTCCGTATTCTCTTGATTTGTCTTCCATATAAAAAAAATAACCGTGAAGTTTATGTCTCCACGGTTAAATATAAAAAGTATTGATTTTTTATAAAGAGTATTAGTAAACTAACACACATCTATCCATTCTCAACTCAGCCGTAATATCAGCCAACGCATCTGTTGAGTATCCGAGTGAACCAAAGTCCACACTAGTCAAGAATGTTCCGTAAAGAATCCACTTCTCAACTACAACTCCTGTTGGGTCCAACATCTCGAGGTCCACATCTTTTTTGTAACCCGCAGCGTATCCCATACGACCTGTTACTGATTCGGCATGTAAACGTACCCACTCCATAAGAGCCTGTGACGCTGAAGGACCGATAGGGTCTCTGAATTTAACTGAAATAGGGTCCCAATTGAATCTTCCTGCAACGAATGTTGAAGTATTCAAAAATTGAATTTCAGTACCTGCAATTTTGATTGAAGGTCTTTTTGCGCTCTCTACGAACCATTCGTTGATACCCAAGCTTGAGGGGAATCTCAATATGAATCGATTCTGACGTTTCGGTTCATACGGTATCGGCATTTTCATTAGTAAATCAGCCATGATATATTAGTTTTTTTTGTTTCTTCGTTTATATAGTATAAATATAGTGAGTTCAAAAATATTTCTATTGACTTTTTTTTATATAACTATATCCATTTATTTAAATTCTTCCTTGCCTTTACCAGTAAAATAAGTTCTTACTTGGTCTTCTGGTTTACCTTTATAATGTTTTCTCATTACCTCTACATTCTTTAAATCATCATCAGAAAATCCTATAGATGGTTTCTTTGGTATAAAAACATTCCTTACATCATTTTTAAGGTAAGCTTTTTTATTTAATTCATGTGCTAGTTGTTTGATATAATTTACAAACTCATCCATAGCCATGATTTTTAACTCTTCGGGACTTGTTGCACCTTTTTCGTTTCCAAAAGAAACGGGGTGGTATCTGTTGAGGTCCAAATAGGTTTTAATCATTTCCTCATCGGACATATCTTGTTCGTCTGTAAAATCTCTGTATTTTCTTAAATTCTTAACTAGTTGGTCTTTGTCTATGCCCCCAAACCCATCCACTATGTAATTGTATACCGCTTGCTTTATTGTTCTCGGATTGTGACCTCTCGCTGTTATTATTGCAAAAACTGAACCGTTGTTGATTGCTTCTCTGAAATCATCAAAAGCTGGACCCCTATCTGCTTTCATCGCATCAACCAAGAAAGTTTTATCACCTTCCGTTCTGAAATTTCTAAATGCATTGTCAGCAAAACCCACAATAGTCTCACCTTCATATTCGAAGGGACCTTTACCAATCTTCTCTCTGAATTTTGCAAAATCAGTTGTGGACATTCCCACTTCTTCACCCAAATCATTCTTCAAAACAATTTTCGTTGGCATGTGCACAATGTTATCATCCCAATCGAAAGCGTAATATTTCATATCAGGAGTTCCTTGTTCTTCAAATCCTTCTGTGAACTCTTTTTCCATTTTGGCTAAAAGGGGGGAACAAGTCCCCCCATTTTATTATATATTTTCAAACGAAGCTCCTGTAGGTGTGATAAAGAATTCAATATCAATAAATTCAAGAGCTTTAGTAGGTTTAAGGTAAATTTTACCTGTAAGTGTGTTTCTATCCAAATCTTCAGGTGAAGAAGACACTGTTACACGGAAGTCATAAAGACCTCTGTCTCTTCTGATACCATCCAAGATAGGGTTAACACTGTCGAGGAATTGTTGTCTAACAATTTGGTCATTTTGTTCGAATAACAATCTAACCGCTACAGCTGAAATCAACTTACGAGCCTGTAACAACAATCTTCTAACGTTCAATCTGTTCAAAGCTGAATCAGCAATTTGAAGTGTTTTGTTACCCCAAATTACAGTTCCTACGTCAGAAAAAGTTGCAATAGGGTTAATTCTACCTTGATATAATGTATCTCTATCTTCTTGTGTAAGTTTTTGTCTAGCTTTGATTGAATTAACAAGACCCCTTGTGTAACCCGCCGACGCGAACCATGGGAAAGAAATATTATCTGTAAGTGCCAAGTTTCTTACAACCTCACCTGTAGGTGGTAAGTAAATTTGAGTGTTATTTACAGTGTCTCTTGTAAGAATCCAAGGATAGTAAGTCGCTGTATAGTTAGAATCGATTCCTGTGTTATCAAGGTTGTCTACTGCTTCTTGAGAGTAGATAACGTCAAACTGACTTGTTCCGTCAGGAGTGTACATTTGATAGTCAGGAGTTGTAACAATATAAACAGAATCCGCTCTTTGGAATTGTATCATATCGATAGCCTCTTCACAAAGATTTGAATTGTTAACATAATCAATGCTAGCCGTTGCGAAAACATTAATGTTTGTAGCTTCAGGGTTCTGATATGTTAATATACCTAACAAGTAAGCGTAATAGTCAGTATTAGCAAAGTCAGATGTGTTATTTTGTACAGTGATTCTTTTGAATAAACCGTCACCTGTAGCTGTTGGGTATTTTGAAGATGGAGATGCTCCAGCTAAATAACCAGATGCTCCAAGTTGGAATCTGTCTTGGTTAGTTCTGAACTCTCTGTATATATCCCAACCATCGAAACCACCCGCAAAACATACTGTGTATTTTCTCGAGTATATGAAGTAGTAAGGATTTTCTTGAGTATCGGGGTCCACTCTAAATTCAGCAGTTCCACACTCGAAAGCAGTTTCACCACTTGTCTGATAAGAATTTGAAATTGTTACAACAGTAGCACCAGAGTCCATGTGGAAACCTTTACTCAAATAATTAAAGTTTTCACCAGGTACCTCAAACGCTGAGCTTACCCAATTGGTTGGATTTTGTTTACCTTTATAAGAAAGGAAAGATTCATCAATACCAAATTGAGATGAGAATCCGAGATAACTTCTTCTTATGACATCACCACTAGATTCAACAGTGTTAGAACCACCGGACGAAGTACCGAAAGGAGGGTTCATAATTGTTTCACCAGGGAAGAAATATTTTGTCTTATACTTAATCATTGGGGAAGGGTTATCGGTGGTCTCATATTCTCTCTGAACATAACCATAGAATCCACAAGGAAGAGCGTCCACAGGTGCTCCATCTGCCATTTCTACCATGATGTATTTAGAAATCAACGCGTATTCACCGTTAGAAGAACCAATCTTTTTAGCAACAAAGTTATTAGAAAGAGGGTCCATGTTACAGTTTGTGAATTTCTCAATCACAACAGGATTATTATCTGTATCGAAGAATTGTCTAACCAACACATCAAATGTCATATTATTGAATGAAAGATTTGCAATTGAAACTTTAACTTCAAAGTTCGCAGAGTCTCCGTCAGAGATTGAAATAAATTTGAATAAGTTGTAAACTTTATTACCTCTTAATTCTGAAACCAAAAATGGAGTTTCAGGTGATTGATATCTCTGACATTTATATGCTATAGAAGAAGGGTCTTGTGACCTTGCTCCTGGTAATGAAACCAACTCACAATCTAAACCACGAATATAACCTTGGTTATAAGCATCATTCAAAGAACCAGGGTAAATTTCCTCAACAAAAATCGGAACTTGAGTTCTCGACTTACCAAAATTATCAACCCCCAAAACTTTTGTAATGTATTGAGGAGAGGAAGCTCCCAATGAAACCTCGAACGAGAAAGTGTCATTATCATTAGTAATACCTGACAACATAAAAGTTCCAAAAGGATTACTTGTAACACCAGAATATTGGTCCGTACAAACCATTGTGACACCGGTTGTTGCACTTATCTCATAAACTGGTCCGTGATTCACACTTGTACTTGTGTTGGTAAATAATGAAATACCTCTTGAACGAACTGTTGCCACCACCATGTCATTGAAATCGCTGTAAGCGGTTCCTGTAAAAGTGAAAGATGCTCCTGAAATAGTTCCATTAAATTGGGTTGTCCCTGTATTAGCAGAGAATGCTGTAGTTACAAAATAGAATGAATATCCAGTGTAAGCATCTGCAGTTGTATTCATGAAATTAGCGTAATACCAAACATCATTTTGACCTGCAGATAAATCATTATATTCTAAATTTGTATTATAAACCTCCAAAGGATTATTTTGGAAGATATATGTGGAATCTAAAGATATAAAATCATTGTCAGGTATCGCACCGAAAATGGAAGCTGTGTTACCTGATGTCGCACCAGAAGAATATACGTCTTGTAAATAAGAATTAAAAAATCCCTGTAAAGTTGAAACACTTCCGTCTGACATTCTGATTTGAGTGTTCAAGTTATTTTCAACACTATCAGGTAAGTTCGAAGGGTTAGTAATTTCAATTGTATTTCCAGACGATGAACCCGTAAAGTTGGCGGTGAACACCGTACCAGCCGCAGAACTCAAACCAATCGTTGTTGGGTCTACATTAGCTGTAACACGAATTGACCACGAGGGACCCGCATCATAACCTGAAAGACCTAAAATTCTCGTGACGAATAATTGGTTAGATTGTTGTAAATATGATTTAGCGATGTAAGCCGCTTCATATTTCGGAATTTGTGTATTCACAAATTTCACTGGTTCTGTACCACCGAAATAAGCTTGGAATTCATCATAATTTGTAATGAAAATTGGTTCGAAGGCTGGACCTTTGATAGTCTCACCAACTAAACCTAATGTTGTAACACCCACGCTCTGTGCCACGAACGATAAGTCCGTTTCGGAGGTATATACTCCAGGTGATACGTAAACCTTTTGATTTGCTTGTGCTGTTGCCATTATTGAGTTATCTTAATGCAGATTTATTTTCTTGATAAATATTCATTACTATATCAAAAAACTTTACTTTTCGATATGTATTTGTAAACAGTAGGAATAAATTCTGCCTTTTTTCTACCATGAAAACCAAGAAAGAAATTAAGAACATAAAAATTGACCCTGCAGTACACGAAACCCTAAAAAAATACTGTGATAAGAGAGGAATTAAAATTTATAAATTTCTTGAGCAACTTATCATGGAAAAGTGTAAAGAAAAGAAAGATATATACGGGGAAGATTAAATCAGTTTGTTTTCGAATAGTAAAAACCCTTCCAAAGAAGGATTGATTTTTGTCACCTCAATCCTTAATTCATCATTTGTTGTAATCTGAATTGTTTCTACATCAGTCCCATAAAAAAGGTTATTGATGTATACGTCCCAAGTATCTATATTCTGATTATCGAGTAGAGTCATATTTGCGGTATACTCAATGAATTCAGACAGAACTGTATTTCCTGTAACGTACAACCATTTCATTTCGAACTCATCTGGGTTAGGTGGATATTTCTCTCTCTTCTTTTTTATAAGAGATGTATCGACCTCCGTGACTAACATATATCTTTGGATTGCGGGCTTAACTTCAAACTCTTCTTCATCAATAAGATAACCTAACATTGTGAAGTCATAACTTTGAACATAGTACTTTCTGGCATCCATCTGCATTTGTGATTCATCTAAAACATTGTTCATGATAATAGGTACATACTGACCTTTGATGAAAGTATATGCTTGTCTTGATGAAAAAGTCTGCATTACAATTTTGTTGAGTTGATTCAACTCCCTCATTCTGTTACAAATAATCTTCACACTATAGTTTATATCAACTGGGACCGGCTGAGGGATTGTGTAAATGTCCATACCTTGTTCATTTCCGTTCCAAGTTGGAACCGAAGCATAATAAAATTGTTTTCTGTTTGGAATTGTGTATTGTAAAGAAGGGTTAGTCCCATACTTCACTTCAGGAACTCTGACAACTGTCATAAAAGGTGGGCTTGGATTATAATCCAAATCTACAAACTGCCAAGTCTCCAAATACTGAGACCAGTTTTGAGTTGTAATAATTCTGTCCAACAAAGGTACGGTTTTTCCCGCTGTAACAACCTCTAGTTCAGTTTTCGTAAAATCTAACATCCCTCTATCTAAATCAGCATGTAACACAGATTTCGGAAGATAAGTCCCATCTTTATTGATATAATCCAAAAGTTGCTCTCTTCTGGCAGATAATTCTTTTTTTGGAACTAACGGTAAAGTTTTTTTTATTTGTTTCGGAAATGGCATATTAACTAACTACAAATATTTTATTTTTTGAGTTCACCAATAAAACTTCGTCAGCGTTGAATATTGGCTCCTCCGTATTTTTTAAAACAAAACTTTCGTGTTTATAAGGATTGTAAGTTACCTTCTCACCAAACTCGGGCTCCGAAAATTCAGAACACGGGTGTTCACAATAATCAATCAAATTACCTATCACAAAAGCGTGAACATTTTTTCTTTTTTCTCCCCTTACACGCTCCCTACCACCTTCTCTTACTCTAAATTCGACATCGTCTAGTTTAACCATGTCGGCATACATTATAATTTTTCCACTGTACGAAATTGAAAAAGTATGTTTATGAAGATTATAATAAACCATAACCCTTTTTCCTTCAAACAAGGAATTAAATTGTGATTCTGAAATTACAATTTTCATTTTTACTCATACTTTTTTTTCAAATCAGGAATCGGATAAAAAGTATCTGCATACTTGTCAT